GCCCGTGTGGGCTCCTCAGTGCTGATCTTACCAGATCAGCGGGGGAAATAACTCTCCTCCAGAGTACCATCCTGACCTAGGCATCAAGTGATAGCCTGGCGATGGATTTTATTACTCCTTAACCTTAACCCAAGATTGGAGAAGCTTATGAGATACCTATATCGTTTTGTAAGTGCTGGAGATACCTACCTATTCGTTGTTAGACCAGCGATGGTCGAAACTTTCGAAATGGGTGTGGATATCAACGATTTTAGGAGTGGTTTTGACATGTTTCATGTCATTGACCACGATGTTATTGCCGATCCTATAAACTTGAAAAAGTTTGGGACCGACTTGACATCGTTCCGGATCCTGTTAGTATACCAAAACACTGATATTTTGAGGTGTCTTGGAATCTTAGCAGAGCATTTACAGAACGTAGGTAGCCCTATGAGCTTCTCTGTATCTGGCTAAGGTCATTGAGTATGTAACCATATCCGACATAAGGAGATAATACTATGAGATCCGAGAACTTTAGAGCGGAGATCTTCCTCTTCGTGATACTGCTAGCTTTCTTGCTGGCAGCATTTGCGGTTTGGAAGATTGCGCCATCTGGGGTCGTACCTCCTCATACTCATGAGGGGCAAACCATCCAGATGGTACCGCAATAGAGCCTCGCCTCATAGCTGTTTCCGGTCGGATATGGAATATACCTCTTTAGTGAGGCGGCCATCGGTACGTTACCGATACCCCCTTACATCTTGGAAAGGATGTTATCGTGCCTAGTTACGAGACAAATACAAAGGTGTCGGACGCTGTTATTGCGCCTTGGTCTGTAAGTACTCCTACACAGGATGGTTGAACGCCCAATCCTACGGTCAGTTCGACCACAGGCTGTGCGTTCTATTCACCATCTGGTGTAGTAAAGTATTATGAACCAATGATCATACAAGAGTATACCCCTACCAACCGCGAGAAGAATCGTGGTTTGGTTCGGGGTAGTATCAAGTATGTCTCGACGCCTCTATTTCGTTCCAAAATCATCACACGGAATTACTTGTTAAGGAGACATAACGGGAGTAGTGCTTATGAACAGCCTCGCCGCGTGGCTCATAACCACAAGGTTGGCGGTTCATGTAGCATACATACCGATCATTATGAATCCACAATTGGTCCTGTGTGGTGTGCTTGGGACAATTTGTCTCACGAGGGCACTGGCTCCGTGTATAACGTGAACCAGTTTGATTCCTCGGAACTTAGTGACGCATTAACGGCCGTGCAGAATGAAGTATCCAAGCAGGCCCTAACTTCTTACGATTTCCTTACGGATATCGCAGAGGCTAGGGAAATCCCTGGCCTGGTTCGTTCTGTATCTGGAGATTTAATGATAATTCTCCGGACGCTTAGAGGTCACTATAGTCTTAGTGACTTAAGGCGTGCTGCATACTGGCCCATCAAAGACCTCCTGAAGCACCCAAGTAAGGTGTTCAGGAAGCTCGGTGACGAGTGGATGCAATACCGTTATGCGATCATGCCACTAGTGTATTCGTACCGCGATATACAGAAAACTGTGAATCGTGGGATCGATAACACCGCCCGATGTAGTAGGACGATAATGCCCAAGAATACTGGTGTAAACCTGCCTGCGTCGACCACTGATTATGTGTGGAAGGCGTATACAGGGAACATCGTGATTCGAGGACACATATTTTCTCACTACGATTGGGATGTGGCAGCACGAGTCGCAGGCTTAGGGATGAATCCCTTAGTAACTGCTTGGGAATTAATCCCATACTCGTTTGTGGTTGATTGGTTTGTCAATGTAGGTGATTATATCACCCGCACGACTTCTACCAATCTTGCCTCGGCGAGAACAGCCTGCTTTTCCCGGCGCGAGCAGCATAACCTGAAGACCTGGCAGCACTATCACGCATCAGATATAATTCTGACTGTGAATAGATTGTCAGGTACATGGAGTGCTGGGGATCTCCCTCCGGTAGGTTCTGTAACGATTAATCGTCCAGAAGAGTCTCAAATTCTTCAAGATATTGAGACCAATTCCTACTCGAGGTATCTCTTTAACCCTCGCGACGCGCAGCTCACCATTAACCCCAGTTTGAACTGGAGAAGATGGATAGATTCTGCTGCGATGGCTAATAACCTCTTAAGATCTTTTATTAAGATCTTTAAAAGATAATCGATACAAGGAGATTATCACATGGCAACAGTGACCTTGTCGGTCAAGAGCCAGGATAGCGCTGGGGTAACCTATGCGGATCCTGCAAAGCCGGACACAACGATCCGGTTCCGATTCTCTAGCACCGTTAAGCAATTAAACGGTGTTTCGGTTCCCAATTACGCGACTGAGATTATCGCAAATGATAATAACTCAGTTACGGTGGGTTCCGTTTCTGCCCAGGATGCTTTGTCTGTGAGAGTCCGTGTTTCAGGGACTCTTATGTCCAAAGCTCGCCTTCGGGACATTCTCACATCCATTGCTGCCAAAATGGCGACGTGGGAAACTGAGAATGTCATGCAGGGCTTTCGGCCCTCCACTGCTCCGGACATAAATGATGCCCTATAGCATTTTGCTATAGGATACATCTGAAATTTTATGACCGATATCAATGGGAGTCAATTACCTTGCAACTCCAAGGCTCAATCAGGGCTGTCAACCTTCGGTTACGGGATTTTGTCCGTGATGATACCTATCATGGCGGACTATCTCGTACGGCTAGTTTCGCAAAAGCTAAACTCGCCGCAAAATTCGAAGAACCCGAAGGAGATGATCGAGTCCGACGTCGACAAGACGCCTGGCAACGATGGATCTCCTTTGACGAAGGTCTCCACCCAAGGGACATCCTAGGCCCACACTGGGCTAAGGCGCGTCTTTTGATACATGAGATCCTGAGTGATTTTCACTTAGGACAACTCACGTTCACTAACGGTTCAAGTTTTGAACCTTTAGGTCCAAGGACTTCATTAGCATGTAAGCTAACGGGGTCATGGACTATCACCGATGATTGTTTCGAGCTCTTCGCCAGGTATTCATACTGGCATCGAGCTCTAAAACATGCGGTGAAGAAGCGCTTTAAGAGCTACTGCACGCGTACAGGGCGGGTGGAACGCGCTTTAAATCGAATATTATGGGAGCGGTTCAAGAATCATAATGAACCCGCCTTCCAGATATATCGATTCAAGTTGTTCACAACCCTAACCTTTGTACGAGGTAATAGGTGGTCGACGGTCCCAAAGAATAATCTTAAGGATCGTTCGATTTGCCTGGAACCCCTGTGCAATATGCTTGTCCAGCGTGCTGTGGGACTCGGGATCCGAGAATGTTTAAAGAACAAACTCGGGATCGATTTAGATGTCTTAGCAGATGTGCATAGACATCGAATAAGCGACTCCAATGTCGCCACTATCGATCTTTCTGATTGCAGTGATGCGATCAGCATGAGGTTAATAAATTACTTACTTCCCAAGAGAGTACTCAATAGAGTACTTGCTTGTAGGTCAGACATGACCCTTGGACCTGATGATAACTTTTATGTTATCAATAAAGTCTCAAGCATGGGGAATGGGTTTACCTTTGACCTTATGTCCCTGGTTCTAACAGCACTAACCAGGTCGTTCGATACTTCTTCTACTGTTTTTGGTGTTGACATTATTTGTCAGAACCAATTTGCAGGGGAGATTATATCGAACCTGCAAGTAGCCGGATTCGTCGTAAATCTGGATAAGACTAACGTCTCGTCCGACTTTAGAGAATCTTGTGGGTCTTACTTCATAGATCATATAGGTTATCTGACCGTCTTTGATTTAAGATGGTTGAAGACACCTCATGACCTTGTGGTTGCCTGTAATAAGGTAGCCATTTTGGCCATGGTCTATGGAGGTCCATTTGAGACTCTACGTGCAGGGATCTGGACATGTGTGCCCCGTACCTTGCTTGGGGCGGCAACCGTAAGGCAGGTTGCCTACATGGGCAGGCCACCATCGTATGAGCTCGATAGCTTCATTAGGTATGGACCGGCTGTTTCTGTCGGTCCGCCGAAGAGGCTATTAAGGTCATTACGGAAGCGTCTTCACGCTCTTCAGAAACCAGGCGAGATTTCTCTTGCCCTGGCTTTTGAGAATGTGACCGCTCCTGCGCGATCCTGTCTGCGATCTAGCGATTGGGATCTATTTTTCCAATATATCCACAATTGCCGGAGGACGGATAGGATAACGCGGTTGGTGTTTAAATCCTCGCTAGTAGCAAGAGTAGGTGAAGAACAAATCGGCTTCACCAAAGCTCTGCTCTCCGTAAGGAGTGGCGAGGTTGGGTGATGAGTTTCATCTGCTGGCCCTTCGTGGGCCATTAGGTGATTATTCTACC